AACTTTTGAGTTAAAAAATAAAAAGCCTTCAATAAAAGCTGTTATTGGTAAAGAAATAGAAGAGCAAGAAATAACATTAGAACAAGCAGAAATAATTGCCAAGAATTTACTTGAATTTATTTGTGAAAAAAACAAAAAATCAATGATAGTTTTAGCAGGTCAAAAATTTTCAGATATAGCAGAGTGGGAGGAAGATAAATAATGAAATATTTTGTGGGAACTTTAATTATAGCAGGGTTATTAGCATTACCCTTTGCTTGTGGAAAATACGATGCTTTGTATAACAGAACTGTAGGAACAGAGGTTGGAAAATCCATTGCAGACAGAGACAGAGAAATATTTAAAACTTCAAAGCCTTATATAGAAAATAGTATTCAGACATTACATAATTATAAAATGCAATATGATTTAGCTAATGAAGAAGATAAAAAGATAATAGCGAATAATATTAGAAGTGAATTTGCAAATTTTAATGCAAACCATATAGAAAATTCAAATTTAAGATACTTTTTATTAGATATTCAAGGAGGAAATTTATAATGAAAAAACTTTTATTTATAGGAATGCTTTTAGTAACATTTGTAGCTTGTGAAGAACCTGTTATTTCTAAGAGTTCTACGGAGATTGAAAGAGAAAAACAAGAACATTTATCTAAACAAGCTATTGAGTCAGTAGGACTTCCAAATATTTCAAACTTCTATGAAAAGAAAACTTTGAAGAAAATATTAGAAATGAGAGATAACCCAAAACTTATAAATCATTTCTATACAAAAAATAGCATGACTGGTAAATGGGTATATGAAGGAAAATGTATTGGCTTTGGTATTTCTTATACTACTCAATATACTAACCCAGAAAAAGTAATGATAACAGAAAGTGTAGATTTAGGAGCTAATTGGGGAGATGTTGCAAATGTTATTCAACAAGCAGACCCTAATGGACTTTATTCTGTACCTAATGGAACTGCTACTTGGATAATGAGAGTCACAGATAACGGAGATACTATTGTAGATTATATTGAAAGTGAGATAAGAGTATCACAAAATAAAATACCTGCGAGATTATGTGAAATATGGAGCTTGCCAGCAGGATATTAAAGAGGTGTATAGATGACAAAAAAACAATACTTGAGACAAGGTTACAAAATAAGACAAGAGATTAAAATTCAGAGAGATATCCTTAATGAACTTGAAAATAATTTAGATAATGTTAAATCTTTTGATTATTCTAAAGATAAATTGCAGGGTGGACCTGTTCAAGATGACACAGTTATGATTGAGAAAATTAATAGAATAATTGAAGTTCAGGAGATTATCAGAGAAAAAGAGACTGAGCTTAAAAGACTGCAAGCAAATTTGTATCTTGAAATTAATAGGCTTACTAATACGAACGAGAAAATTTTATTGCAGGCAAGATATATTTTAAATGAGACTTGGGAGCAAATAGCAGAGAGATTGGGATATTCTGTAATGCACACACATAGAATACACAGCTCAGCACTTGAAAATTTTAAAATGTTATAGAATGTTATATTCGATGTATGATATTATATAAAATATAGAAATGACATAAGAGGAGCAGATTTAAAGTCTGTTCCTTTTTTATTTGTATTGAAAAGGAGGTGATTGAATGACTAAAAATGAGTTAAATCAGAGATATAATGTATTTATAAAAGAATATGTTATTGATAATAATGCTACAAGAGCATATAAAGTTGCTTTTCCAAGTGTAACAAATGAAACAGCAGCAGTGAATGGCTCTAAACTACTAAGAAATACTAAGGTTTCTGAAGGAATCAATCTTGAAAGGACTAAAATATACAACAGAGCAGATATAAAACAAGATGATATTGTAAAAGAACATATAAATATAGCATTTGCTGATATAACTGAAATAGTTAAATTCACCTCTGGGAAAATTATAATAAAAGATTTTAATGAGTTAACACCTGAACAAAAAAGCTGTATTTCAGGAGTAAAGCAAACAAAATATGGTATTGAAGTTATATTTTATGATAAACAAAAATCTTTGGACTCTTTAGCTAGAATTTTTGGAATGAATAAAGATAAAATAGAGCATAGTGGAGAAATTAAAAATGATAATCCTTTTTCAAATTTAACTACTGAAGAGCTAAGAGATTTGATAAAAAATAATAAATAATCACCATGTACTATATAATTGCGAACTTATATGATATAATTATCTTATAAAAGATATTAGAGGTGAATGTATGGAAGAAATATGGAAAGATGTAGTTGGATTTGAAGGTTTATATCAGGTAAGTAATTTAGGAAGAGTAAAAAGTTTAGATAAATTTCAAAAAAATCATGGGAAATTCCAATTTAGAAAAGGAAATATAAAATCATTAAGAAAAACAAAGCAAGGTTATCTTTTATGTGATTTATATATTGATGGGAAACAAAAATCAATTAGGGTTCACAAATTGGTTGCTGAAGCTTTTATAAAAAATCCTTTAAATAAAACAACTGTAAATCATATAGATGGAAATAAGGAAAATAATGTAGTTTCTAATTTAGAATGGGCTACCCCAAAAGAGCAGAACCAGCATTTTTATATTCATAATTTAAAATCTAAAAAAAATATACAAAAGGCAATATCAGCTATGAATGAAGCAAATTCCATAAAAATTATTTGTTTAAACGATGGAAAAATATATCCTTCAATAGCTGAAGTTGCAAGAGTGTTTAATGTATCAGATAGATGGATTTCTAAAATATGTAAAAATAATAAAAAGTTAAATAAAAAAGATAGCAATGGAAATTATTATGAGTTTAAATTTTATAAAGAGTAAAAGAAGGAGGTGTGTAGGGGGTAATGATAGATAAAAAAATAATAAGATTAGAGGCTATGAAAGAACTTGCAAGGCGTGAGTTCTTTTTTTATTGTCATTTGAGAGCTCCTGAGTTCTATAAATATGACAGAAAATTTTTAGTTGACCTTTGTAACGATCTGCAGGAATTTGTAGAGGGAAAAGATGAAGTTCTTATACTTAATTTACCCCCTCGTTGAATGTCACGGAAAAAGTCGTACAGTAGGTTTATTGGTAGAATGGCTACTTGGTAAAGATATAAGTACTAAGATAATGACAGGCTCATACAATGAAACTTTATCTACTATGTTTTCTAAGAATGTAAGAAATACAATTCAAGAAACAAAAGCTGATAAAGATAAAATTATTTATAACGATATTTTTCCTGATACTCATATAAAACATGGTGACGGAGCAATGAATCTATGGAGTTTGGAAGGTGGATATAATAACTATCTTGCAACTTCTCCTGGAGGGACTGCAACAGGATTTGGTTGTACTCTCATGATAATAGATGACCTTATAAAAAACAGTGAGGAAGCATTTAACGAGAACACACTTGAAAAACAGTGGGATTGGTTTACTCAGACAATGCTTTCGAGACTTGAAGAGGGTGGAAAAACCATTATCATTATGACAAGGTGGGCAAGTGGAGACCTTGCAGGGAGAGCCTTAGAACATTATGCAGAAGAGGGAAAAAAGGTAAAGCATATCATTATGAAAGCACTTCAAGATGACGGAACAATGCTTTGTGATGATATTTTGAGTTTAAAATCTTATAAATCTAAAGTAAGAGCAATGGGACCTGAGATTGCAAGTGCAAACTATCAGCAAGAGCCTATTGACCTTAAAGGAAGATTATACACAAATATAAAAACATATGACAATGTTCCTGTAGATGTTACAGGAAAACCTCTTTTTACTGCTATAAGGAACTATACAGATACAGCAGACACAGGAGAAGATTATTTATGTTCTATCAATTATGGTGAATATAATAAAGAGGCTTATATTTTAGATATTCTTTATACTAAAGAGCCTATGGAAGTCACAGAACCTGCTGTTGCTAAAATGCTTGTAAAAGATAATGTTAATGTTGCAGATATAGAGTCAAATAACGGTGGAAGAGGATTTGCAAGGGCTGTAGAAAGAGAATTAAGAGAACTTGGAAGTAATAAAACAAGGGTTGAATGGTTTCATCAGTCAGCAAATAAAGTTGCAAGAATACTTTCAAATTCTACTTGGGTAATGGATCATATTTATTTTCCAAAGAATTGGGTGGATAGATTTCCTGAATTTGCAAAGGCTATTTTAAGTTATCAGAAAGAAGGAAAAAATAAACATGATGACGGTCCTGATGCATTAACAGGAGTAGCAGAAAAAATAAATAATAGAAATAGATTAGTAGCACTAAATAAAAATAGTTTAGGAATAAGATAGGAGGTGCAGATGGACTTAAAAGATTATCATCAAAGATTTGAAGATTATAGACAGAATGAACTTGTAAGACTTCAAAATCTTTATGATTATTATGATGGGAAACATAATATTTTACATAAAAAAAATAGAACTTCAAATAAAGCAGATGCTAAAGTAGTAAGTGGATATGCAAGTTATATCTCTACAATAGCAACTGCTTATTTTTTAGGAAAACCAATTTCTTATAAGGCTGATGAAGGGTTTAAAGGATATGATATATTGAGTGAATATCTTGCAACAGAGGAAGAACAGAAAACAAACTTTGAACTTGCTCTTAATGCTTCTATATTTGGAAGAGCTTACGAGTTACTATATATCAATAATGCTAAAGAATTAAAATCTAAATGCTTAGATACTAGAGATGTATTTGTAATTAAGGATAATACAATAGATAGAAATATTATTGGGGCTGTTAGATTTGGATTAGATGAGATAGAAACAAATAAAATAGAAGTTACTCTTGAGGTATATGACAGCACAACAGTAACAACTTATAGATATTTTGTAACGAGCAGATACGAAGCAAAAGATTTAAATAATGCAAGAAATATGGTTAGCAGAAGACTTCATGGGTTTAACTCAGTTCCAATCATAGAATTTTTAAATAACAAAAATCAAAAAGGTGATTTTGAAAATGTTATTACTTATATAGATGCCTATGATACAGCAGTATCAACTTCTGTAGATGACTTGACAGACTTTTCTGATGCTTACCTAGTATTAAAAAATCTTGGTGGAACTAATGACGAAGATATACAAAAGTTAAAAGATAATAAAGTTTTCATGGTGCAGGGAGATGGAGATGCTAAATGGCTTATAAAAGAAGTCAATGATACATACTCTCAAAATGTTAAGGACAGAATAAATGATGATATTCACAAGTTTTCTTTTACTCCTGACATGGGAGATGAGAAATTTAGTGGGAATACTTCGGGAGTTGCTCTTGAGTTTAAATTACTTCCTCTTGAGCAGTTAGGTTCTCAAAAAGAGATGTATTTCAAGGATAGTATAAATAAAAGGCTGCAGCTTATAATTGATTATCTGCAATTAAGCATTAAACCTACAGATATACAGAAAATATTTACTAGAAACTTACCTAGAAATATTAAAGAGATCTCTGAAATCATGAAAAATTTAAAAGGACTTGTTTCAGATGAAACAATAATTTCTCTCTTCCCTCAAGTTGAAGATGCTAAGAGCGAACTTGAAAAGATGAAAGCTGAGTCTGACATTTATAATGACTTTAATTTTAATAATAAAGTAGCTGGTGCAAATGGACAGCAAACAGAAGAGTAGAGAGTATTGGGAAAAGAGAGCAAGAGAGAACGAGAATAAAGTCTATAAAAAGGCTGGAGATTTAAAAAAAGATTTAGATGAGCATTATGTGAAAGCTAGAAGAGAGATACAGAAAAGTATTAATGACCTTGTAGCAAGATATATGGACAAAACAGAGCTTTCTTATTATGAGGCAATGAAAAATCTTACTTCTTCAGAATTTAAAGAGTGGAAAATGACTCTTGAGGGGTATGAAAAAGAAATTAGTAAATTATCAAAAGCAGGAGAAGAAGATCTTGCAAATAAATTAAGCATAGAACTTGAAACTCTTGCAATGAAATCTCGTATAACAAGACTAGACAGCCTTAAAACTCAAATTGATATAGAACTGAATAGAAAAGCTAGTAAAGATTATGATGTTGTTAAAAAAGGCATTAGTGATGTATATAAAGATTTCTATACAATTACTACAAGTGATTTTGGATTTACAGGGGTGAATACAGTTCTTCCTGATAAAGTTTTAAGAAGATTAATTAATCAGCCTTGGAGTGGAGCAAACTTCTCAGAAAGAATTTGGGGTAATACAGAAACTTTAGGAAAAGTCTTAAAGCAAGAGATTATTCAATCTTTTATACAAGGGATATCCGTAAAAGATTTATCCGATAGAATACAGAATAGATTTGAGGCAGATAGAAAGAATACGGAAAGGCTTGTAAGAACAGAACTTAATCATGCTTTGAATGAAACTACTAAGTTATCTTATGAGGAAGCAGAAATTGATGAATATGAGTATCTTGCAGAGATAGACAGCAGAACTTCTGATATTTGCAGAGAATTGAACGGACAAAAGTTTAAAATGAAAGATGCAAAGGCTGGAGTAAATTATCCTCCAATGCACCCTTACTGTCGTTCAACAACTGTTCCTGTCATAGATTATGAGAACTTTGGAAAGAAAAAAAGAAGTTAAAGAAGAAGTAAAAATAAAAGATTCTGAAGTTAAAGGAAGAATTAAAAAAGAAGTAAAAGATGTTGTAGAAAAAGAATTTGGAGAATTAAATACAGATAAAGTTATCCTTAGAGATGAAAGAATAGAACATATAAAAGAAAGACATCCTGAAATTGTAGAAATAATAAAAAAATACTCTAAAGATATAATTGAAAATCCTGATTATATTTTAAAAGATAATAAAAACATTGATACTATTTGGCATATTAAAGAAATAGATAAAAATAAAATTAATGCTGTTATAAAATTAAGCATAAAAGAAAAGCAAGAGCATAAAGGATATTTAAATTCTATAATCACAGGATATCCAATTACTGAAAAAAGATTAGAAAAACATTTATCAAAACTTAAAATACTTTACAAAATTGAGGGGAAATAGTATACTTTAAGTAAGAAGACTTAGAGGATAGGAATTGCAGTACTATCGCCCCGTAACTGGAAGGAGACGCAAGGTAGCTGCGCTTGCCTAAGTCTTCTTTTATTTTTTTTAGATAACTTGGTTATATTTGCTCATGCAAATGACCGTCAAGCACTTGAAGAAATTCAGGTGCTTTTTTATTACAAAAATTTAAGGAGATGGACTATGGAAAAAATAATTACTATTACAGATAAACAAGATAATTTGGTAGTTTCTTTAAAGATTGATTGGCAAGATAAGACAATAGAAATTATTAATCACAGTGATTATAAAGTAATAGAAAATAAAAAATAAGCTTTTTTCCTTCCTTGAATGATGATATAGACCTTGCTACACCTCTCAACGATGTGGACCAGAGCGAGGTCGCTTATGGAAGTGTAGCATAATGGTAATGCAGTACTTTGCTAAAGTACCGAGGTAAAACTCTTACAGGTTCAAATCCTGTTACTTCCGCCATAAAAAAATAAGTGAGGTGAAGTTCATGGATAAGATTATTCAAAATCTTCAAGGTGGATTTTATATTATTTCTTTACTGTGTATAGCATATACAGTTTTTGATTTAAGAAGAAGACACAAAGAGAAGAAGAAAAAAGCTGAAAAAGATAAAGAAACATGAGCAGAACTAAAGGTTTGGGGTAATGAAAAAGGTATACCTCAGTCATATTATTACAGAACTAAAAAATAAATTTTGTCGAACTGTGGACATTAAACAGAGGATATAACAGTCAAACAGGACTTAAAACAGGAGGATTTTTATGAAAAATAGTTTTTTAAAGACAAGAGGTTTAAATATTCAGTTATTCGCTGAGGGAGACAAGACTTTTACTCAAGAAGAAGTGGATAAAATGATTAATGACAGATTGGCTAGAGAGAGAAAGAAATTTGATACTGAAAAAAAAGAACTTGAGAGAAAGCACAACGAAAGTATCGAAGACTACGAAGAGAGAATTAAAACAGCTAATATGACAGCAGAGGAAAAATATAAACTTGAACTTGAGAAAAAAGACAAACTTCTTGCTGAAAAAGACGGAGCATTAAACAAAATTAAAGTTGACGGCATCAAAAGAAATGTTCTTTCTAAATATAAACTACCTGAAAAGTTTATGTCTAGAATTTCAGGAGAAACAGAAGAAGATATTGAGGCTTCAGTTAAAGAGTTTAATGAGGTAATGGGAGAGTATATTAAATCCCAAGCAGGTGGAACACCTAATAATTTAGATGGAGGCTCTAAAGGAGATAAAGAGCCTAAAGACAATTTTGACGACATTTTAAACGGGAAATTATAAGGAGGAATAAAATATGTCAATTACATTAACAGAAAAATTTGCAGAAAAAGTAGATGAAAGATATCATCCAATATCAGTTACAAATGCAGGAGTAAATCAAAACTACGACTGGGATGGAGCTCAAACAATAAAAGTTACATCAGTTGGAACTGTAGCAATGAAAGATTATGACAGAGAAACAGGATACGGAGCTGTAGCATCTGCTGATGGATTATCAAATGCAATACAAGTTTTAACACTTACTAAAGACAGATATTTCAGAGCAAAATTAGATAAAATGAACGAAGAGGAATCTAAAATTAAAGGTGGAGAAGTTCTTGCAAGACAATTAAGAGAAGTAACTATTCCTGAAATAGAAGCATATAGACTTCAAGTAATGTGTAAAGCTATTGTTACTAACACTCAAGCTATTGAGCAAACTAAAACAGTGTATGAGCATTTTTTAGAAGCAAACGAAAAACTAGATGAGGCAAATGTACCTCAGGTAACTAGAGTTGCTTTTGCAAATCCTGCATTCATTAATGCTTTAAAATTAGATCCGAATTTTATAAAATCTAGTGATTTATCACAAGAAATGTTATTAAAAGGACAAGTTGGACAAGTTGACGGCGTACCTATTATAAAAACAAATACAGCTTGGTTAAAAGATGATTCTACAAATAACTTTGACTGTATTATTGTAGATAAAAATGCAACTGTTGCACCTATCAAACTTGCTGAATATACTGCAAATCCTAATCACCCTGACTTCTCAGGAACAGTATTCCAAGGAAGATTTTACTACGATGCTTTCGTATTAGATATGAAGAAAAAAGGACTTGTTGGAATAAAAAAAAAGAGTTAGCAGCGATGTCTAAAACTAGAAAATCAGCTAAATAGAATGGACTGGTTAATTTAAAGCTAGTCCTTTTTATTTTGGAGGTAATCATGGATAAAGTTATCAATGAGATTTATACATGTCTTACAAACTTCTTAACAGAAGATGAGAAAAAACTAAAACTTTTAATTAAAATCCAAGTCAGAAAATGTTTAAATTACATGAACAGAGAAGATTTTCCTACAGAGCTTATAGAACCTCTCGCAGAGGCAATAGCACTTGAGTATTTAGAAGAGGGAGAGAGAGAAACAAAGAGAATTACAGCTGGAGATACATCTGTGGAATACAATTCTAGCTCATCTGTAACAGATAGAGTGGAAATATCTATGAGGGAACAGCTGAATAGATTTAGGAGAGTTGGTGTAATTGGGACTACTACACAAAAATAAAGGACTAGACAGCTTATACACTGATAAATTTTCTATTTACAGAGCTCAAGAAGTTGATGATGGTTATGGAGGGACTATTTTTAAAGATACTTTAGTATCTGAAAATAATCCTTGCAGACTATCTCAAAAAACTCTCTCTGCAACCTCTCAGGAAGTGAATTTCACATCTGTTCAAGAATTTAAGCTATTTATACCTTTAAATGTAGAAGTACTTCAAAACGACCTTTTAATCGTTTATAGAGGAGATATAAAATATACATTTAGATCAGGTCAACCTTTTAAATATATAGATCTTCTTCCTCATCAGGAAGTGGTTCTTCAAGAGGTGGTTGAAAATGGCGATTGACGGCATGGATGATTGGATAAAAAAACTTGAAACAATGAAAAAAGACTTTCCTAAAGAAACTGGAAGATTTTTGATGGTAAAAGCAAATGAAACTATTGGAAATACTAAAAGATATACTCCAGTTGACACTGGAACTCTTAGAAATGCATGGCAAAGGCAGAATGGTGGCTCTTTTAAGCAAATTATTTATAATAATACTTCTTATGCTGCACATGTGGAGTGGGGGCATAGAGTTGTAAGAGGTAAAAAAACAGTAGGATTTGCTAGAGGAAGAAAGATGCTGCATAAAGCAATGAACAGAACTAAGTTATCTTTCTACAGAGATTTGGGAACAGTTTATAAGAACCTAATTGAAAAGTAGGTGAAACATGAGATATGAAGATATAAGAAAAGCTCTAACTTCTACGATTGGGAAGTTGGGGCTTTCTGTTTATTATGAGGATATAACAAAAATTAAAAGACCTTGTTACTACATAGACCTTATCGATTATCTAAAAGAGTTTAATAGTAATTATAGAGAGTTAAAACAGCTTGATTTTGATATTATGTACTTTCCTAAAAACAAAGAAGGGAATAATTCAGAAACTGTAACAGCTTTAGAGAACTTAGATGATAATTTTGAGGTACTAGGTAACAAGATCTTATCTGTTTTATTTGAGGATAAGACAGAAAATAGATATTTAACTTTAAAAGATACGAGAATGCATATAGTAGATAATGTAGGACATTATGAATTTTCTATTGAGTTATTTGATAGATACGGAAAACCTATAGATTACAAACTTATGCAAGAATTACATTTAAATTTTAACAAGGAGGTAAAATAATGGGAGTAGGACAAATTAAACCGACACCTGAAATTTCTGTTATTTTTAAAACTTTAGCTACAACAGCTATTCAAAGAAGTGCTTTAGGAATACTTTGCATTATTCTTAAAGATGAAACTCAGACAGAAAAAGTTGTAACAATAAAAACTATAGATGACTTAGACGAAACAAAATGGGAAGAAAAATCTATAAAATTAATAAAACTTGCTATGCAAACATATAGTCCTAATAAGATTATTGTAAGAGTTCAAGGAAGTTCTGAACAGATAGCTGATTGTTTAAAGGATATAAAATACAGAAAAATTAACTGGTTAGCATGTCCAACAGCTTCATCAGAGGAAGATACAACTATTGTAACTTGGATAAAACAAGTATTTGGAACAACTACTATCAATAAAACTGTTAAATATGTTTCTTCTTATGCAGATAATTCTGACCATGTGGCTATTGTGGAACTTGCTAATAAAGGAACTTATAAATCAAAATTAGGAGATTTTACAGCTCAAGAATATACAGTAGCTGTTGCTGGAATGCTTTGTGGACTTCCTTTAAATAGAAGTGCAGATAATCTTATTATGCAAGATTTAACACAAGTTGATGAAGTTGAGGCTGCTCTTGGAAAATTCTCTTTATATAATGATGACGGAGCAGTAAGAGTTAATATGGCTGTAAACTCTAAGACTACTTTTGATAGCACTTGGAAATCTGATACAAGATTTATTAAGATTGTTGAGGGTATGTGCATAGTTTGTGACGATATAAGAGATACATTTAAAAATTATTGGCAAGGAATTTATATAAATGACTACGATAATAAAATGAACTTCTGTTCTAATGTAAACAAAGTATACTTTAAAGAATTACAACCAAATGTGTTAAATGCTGACTATGACAATAAGATTGAAATTGACCTTGAAGCACAGAAAAAAGCTATTGTTCTTGATGGAAGATATGATCCTAATGATATGAGTGAATTAGAAATATTGAAATTTGGAACAGGAGCAGATGTATATCTTTCAGGAGATGTGATGTTTGCTAATACAATGGTTAATTTAAGTCTAGAAATAACTATGTAGGAGGTGCTAAATGGCTACACAAGAAATTTTAAGAGGTAATCAGACAATGTCTGGTGCTTTTGGAACTATATGGGTTGACAATGAAAAAGTAATGGAAGTAAAGAAATTTGAATCAAAAGTTATAGCAAATAGAGTTGATGTTCAAATTGGTCTATCTGTAGATTCAAAAATTGTAGGTTTAAAAGGTGAGGGATCTTTTGAAGTTACAAAAGTTTATTCAAGAGCAAAGAAAATATTTGAGTCTTGGACAAAAGGTGAAGATAAAAGAGCTAGAATAGTTTCTAAAATATCAGATCCTGACTCTCCCGGAAAACAAGAGGAAAGAGTTTCCTTTGATAATGTTTGGTTTAATGAACTTACTCTTGCTTCTTTTACTAGAGGAGAAGTAGTTGGAGATACATTCCCATTTGGATTTACTCCTGAAGATGTTGGATTTGAGTCAGAAGTTAAGTAGGAGGATTTTTAATGTTAATAACAATAGACGATTTATTGAAAAATAAGAAAGTAATGGAAGAAAAAGCAAACAAAACTCTTAAACTCCATCTTAAAGAACTTAATGGAGATGTTGAAGTAAGAAAAATTACTTTTGAAGAGTTTTTAGAAATTCAAAGTAATCTTGGAGATGATGAGATAATTTATAATTGCTGTAAATCTCCTAATTTTAAATCTGATGAATTAATAAATGCTTTAGAAGTAAAAGAAAATCCTGTTGAAGGAGTTCAAAAAGTTTTGAGCAGAAAAACAATAAAAAGGGTTGCTGCTGAAATATTAAAATTCTCTGATTTGATTTCTAATGATAATGATCTTGTAACAATAGTAGAAAATGATATAAAAAACTAATAGAAAGCGATATTCGTGCAGAAACTATCGCTTTTTTTATGTTAAGGGGACATTCTTTGGAAAATTTAAGAAAGTTATCTAAAGCTGATTTAATGATATATTATGGAATTATGAAAGCAACTCAAGCATGATGTTTGGGTTGCTATTTCCTTTATCATGAAATATAATTAAATTATATTCAAGTTAAAGGGAGATGATTTTATGAAAAGATTAATTTTAGTTTTAATGGTATTATTTTCACTTTCTATTTTTGCTAGAGATTTTGAATTGAAAGGAGTAAATGTAAAAAAAATAGAACAAGTTTTACTTTCTCAAGGATTCAATAGTAAAAGAGATGGCGAATATATTTTCTTAAAAAAAAGAGAAGCAAAATTTGAACAAAGAGTAACAATATTTTTATTAAATGAAAAACCTTGTAGCATTGAAGTTACATCAGCTCATTTTAATATTAATCCTGATGAAGAAGAAGTTTCTGAAAAATTAAAATATTCTATTAGGCAAGTAAATAAAGGAATTGAAAATTCAGAAATATCAACAGAATTAAAAAAAGCTAGTGAAAACTTAGATGAAAATGGTCTTATAGAAAAAGATGATTTTATTATAAGAGCTTTTGATTTCGGTGGAGAAAAAAGTGTTAAAGTGTCAATAGATTAAATTTTTTAAACCTCAGATTAATTTCTGGGGTTTTTTATGAAAAAGATTTTTCAAAAATAGAATTTTTTAATTTTTTCCCATTGTTTCCATTGAGTCTATAGGGTAAGTACGGATTTTTTGAATATATGATATAGTAGGAATGTAGTTGAAATTCACCTCAATAAAAATTATTTAAAAAATAGTTGACTTTTTGCCACCTCTAAATTATAATTAAGGTGTGGCAATAAAGTGAGGTGATGAAATGAATGCCAAAATAGGTAGACCAAAAGCAGAAAATCCTAAAAATATAAAATACAGTATTCGCCTTGATGAAGATACAGAAAAGAAATTAGTGCTATATTGTGAAAAAAATAACATAACAAAAGGTGAAGCTATCAGAAGAGGGATAGAAAAACTTTTGGAAGAAAAATAAAAGAGAGTGTTGCAGACCCTGAGAAAGTTACAACACTCTACACAACAACCAGAAGTTATCTGATAAATCTATTATATCATATATACTTCTGGTTAGACAAGAAAATAACTAGGAGGAATAAGAATGAAATTACACAAACTTAATGACGGAAACTATTCCGTAAAAATCAAAGAACTTGACGGAGAATTTATTACATCTTCATGGAAAACAGCAATGGAAATTGCTTGGAAACTTGGAGGTGTAAAAAATGCTTAATGTACAGGTAGAGAAAATAAACGGAATTTTAGTTACGACAAGTAACAGAGTAGCAGAAGAATTAGGGGTAGAACATAAAAATTTAATAGTTAAAATTGATGAATATATTAAACTTTTTAATTCAGCTGAACTTTCAGCCCAATTCTATATCCCAAGTTTTTACAAGAGTAAGAATGGAAGAACAGTAAGAAACTATCTGATTACTAAAAAAGGAATTGCTCAACTAATAGGTGGTTACTCTAGTGCAGTGGAAAGAGCTTTTGAATTGAATGTTGCCTATATAAATAAATTTGAAGAAATGGAAAAAGCTTTATATTCAAATAAACAGCTTACTTTTAAAGTTCCTGCATCTTATGACCATATGGTTGTACATACTTTCAGAGGAATTCCTGTAATGGAGACAAAGACATTATGCAGTTTTACAAATATTCCTTATAACACACTTAAATTTGAAACGAGAAAAAGGGAAATATTTACAATCAAAAGTTCTGAACTTTTACAATACAAATCAGAAAATAGAGAACCTAAAAGAAAAGTATCCAATTTAACTATTCTTTATAAAGAACAAGTGATAAGTCTTTGTAAATATTTTGGAATTTATGAAAATGTAAAAGATATTATTGAAAATTATTTTAAGATAGATAATAAAATTGAGTATAAAGCAGAGCCTAAGCAGGAAAAATCAAAATATACACTTGAAGAATTGGAACTTGTTTTAAAGGCTTCTGAACATTTAAATGAAAAATTACAAAGACATTGTGTGGCAGAACATGTAATTGAAGAAATAATGGGAGTAAAATTCTTTGACAGTTATTATACTTCTAAAACTGCTATAATAGCAAAAGCTGAAATTGAGCAGATGACACCAGCAGAAAGAAAAATATTAAAAAAGAAAATAGAAACTAATAAAATGTATGGACTTTTAGAGCCAAAAGCAAAAGGGATAGTTGATTGTGTTCTTGGAAAAGAATAAATAAAATACTTATCAAAGCACTTAAGAGTAAAATCTTAGGTGCTTTTTTATTGGGAGGTGATAGTATGGCAGATTATGTATTGAGTGCTTCTTTAGAGCTTAAAGATAAATTCACTACAACAATAAGAAGTGCTGTAGATGAGTTTAAAAAAATGGATACTGATATAGGAAGTGCAACTGATAATTTTAGGAAAAAATTTAAACAGTTTGGGCTTGATAATGCTAAAACTTGGAAAGATATGCAAAGCTCAGTTAATGGCTTTGTTAAAAATGCAACTATAGGATTGGTTACAGGTTCTAGTGCTGTTGGGGCTTTTTTAAAAAGCTCTTATATGGGGTTTGTGGAACTTAACGAGCAATTAACAAGAAATACTGCAATCACAAGTGCCACAGAAGAAGAACAAGAAAAATTAAAGAAACAAGTTGAAGAACTTGGAGCTTCTACGAAATTTACAGCTTTAGAAGTTGCAAAAGCTCAAATGTATCAAGCAATGGCGGGGTATAAAACAAATGATATTTTAAAAGTAACACCAGAACTTTTAAAGTTAGCGATAGCAACTGGTGAAGATTTAGCTTCAACATCTGATATGGTTACGGATAACTTATCAGCTTTCGGATTGGAACTTAAAGATGTTGGAATGTTTATTGATACCTTAGCAAATGTTGCAAATAACACAAATACAACAGTTGGAATGCTTGGAAATGCTTTTACATATGTAGGCTCTTCATCTCATGCAGTAGGAGAAAGTTTTAAAGAAGTTGCTACTATGCTTGGAATGCTTGCTGATAATGGTATTAAAGGAGAAAAAGCCGGAACAGCTTTGAGAGGTTTATATACTAGGCTTGCAAGTCCCACAAGGGAAATGGAAAAACAATTTAAAAAAGTTGGCTTGGAAATTTATGACCAAAACGGGAAATTTAAAGGATTAAGAAAAATTATAGAAGAAAGCAAACCTGCACTTATGAAACTTACAGAGGAAGAGAGAAACCAATGGTTAGCAACTGTAGCAGGAACAGAAGGATTGACAGCATGGACAGCTGTTTTAAATAACAGTGTAGAAAGTACAAAGAAAGCAGAAAATGCAGCTTATAATGCAACTGGGGCAATAGATAAGTTCGTAGAAACTATGAATAAAACAGATAGGCAGAAAATAGACGAACTTTCAAGTGCTTATGATGCTTTTAAAAGAAAATTTGCAGAAGCAGCAAGACCAATAATTTTAGATTATGTGGAACAACTTACAGGAAAATTAACTGATTTTACACAGTCAAGCGACCTATCAACAGAAAAATTAAAAACATTATTTGAAACAGTTGAAAAATATAGCAAGTTGGCTGCAGGCGGAGTAGTAGCTTTCAATGCAGCTATTTTATTAGCAAGAGCATTGACAGGTGACCCTAAAGCATATGTTGCACTTGCTGGGCTTTCCGCTATGGGTGGGGCTTATGCGGGGTATAAAGTTGTAGATAAATATTTTAACCCAGAAGAAGAGAGAGACAAAAAAACAGCCAGAGACTACTACTATAAAGAAGTATGGGAAAGAGTAGATGAAGGGAGACAATTACACTACAATTATGATATTTCTAACCTTAATGAAAAAAAAGGCTATGGTGGAAGTGTAGCAGAAGAAATATTAAATGGGTACTTAAGAAAAATTGACTATGGACCAGTAGTTAAAAAAGATGATTTTATAACCCCACTTCCTTCTACAACAGAACAAAACATAAATCTTAATTTAAATGTAGATGTAAAAGGATTAGAAAACACTCCAAACGAAGAAACTTTCAAAACAATAGCGAAAGAAACATTGTATGAAAGTTTTAAAAATATAAATTTAAAAAATGAAGTGAGAATATAGGAGGATTTTATGAAACCAAATTTTATATTAATAAATAAAATGATACCTTTTGTTTTTGTAGTTCCTCCTCAAACTTTAAAAATACAATCAGGACAAAGTAATAAATTTGTAGATATTATAGACTTTGGAGAAATATCTGTAATAGGTAACGAGAAAATATCTAGAATAAATTTTTCAACTTTTATTCCAAATTTAAAATCGCCTTTTTATAACTTAAAGAATCCATTACTTCCAAGTGCAGCAGTGGAACTTTTAAAAAAATGGAAGAAAGATAAAGCTGAACTAACTTTCACTGTTCCTGAGTTTTTAATTTATTATAAATGTAAAATAGAATTACTGGATATAAATATAAACGAAAGAACGGGAGATATTCATGTTAGTTTGACTTTAATGGAGCAAAGGCAGCAAAACAGAGTAACAGATAATATTACAGGCTTATTCAAGAGGTGATATTGTGTTATCAATAAAAATAAACGATAAAATATATTCTAAAATTTTCAAAAGAGTAGAACTCAGTGGAGAAATAAAAGGAACTTCAAGAATTCTAAGAGTTGAATTTTTAAAAAAATCAATATCTATAGAATTGGGGGATAAAGTAGAATTTTTCTCTGATGATAAAATGTTATTTGTAGGAAAAGTATTTGATAGAAGTATTAATACGGAAGAACTTACAGAACATTTTACAGCTTATGATAATTCTATATATCTTAATAAAAATTACTTTATTAAAAACTATACAGACAGTAAACCTAGTGAAATTCTAAAAGAGATATGCGGTGAATTGAGCCTAGAAGTTGGTATTTTTCCAGAAGATAAAGTAAAATGTACTTTCCCGATGATTAATAGAACGGGATACGAAATTATTTTATCAGCTTATACAATACAACACAATAAAGATAAAAAGATTTATTCTGTAGTATGTAATAACGGGAAAATAGACATTGTAAACGAGGATATGGTATTAGATGTTGTTTTAAATTCTGAAAGAGATATAAGAAATTCGAAATACTCAGAGAATATAAAAAACATGGTCAATCAGATTATTGTATACAAAACAGATGAATTACCTCAGACAAAGGAAAAGGTATCTAACGAGGAAGATAAAAAGAAGTTTGGATTGTTTCAAAAAATAATACAATATCATGATGATATGAATAATATATTTGACTCAAGGGAAATGTTAAAAGGAAAGGAACAAACAGCAACTATTTCAGTGAATGGGAATATTAATTTACAAAGTGGTTATACAATTGGGGTTAATGAACCTAACAGTAAATTAATAGGAAGTTTTATAATTCAATCAGATAAGCATATTTGGACTGGAGATATGGATTATGAAACTATTCTTGAACTTGGTTTTGAAAGAATTATGGATAAAGTAGAATTTGATGAGTTCAAAAGAAAATATCAATATAGTGTAGTAGAGGGAAAAGATAGTGAGGTGGTGAAATGACAGACGGAGATTTAGAAAAAGAAATGTCAAAATTTTATGAAAACATCTTTAAAAATAAAAATTTTCCAATTTCTTTAATTGCTAAAGTGGAAACTCCTCCACCTAATTTAACTTTGAGATATTCGGAGCAGATTATACCTAGCAAACAGATATATTGCTCAAACTATCTATTGCCTCATTATCACAGAAATTATACTATTGACGGAATAATGGATAACATTGAAATAGATGTATCGGAATATAATTTTGATAATACTACAAGTTCTGAGCCTGTTTCTACACACCCTGCACATCCTATTAAAAAGTTGTCAGGAAAAGGAAATTATAAAGGAACTGGAATATACCAATCTCATAAAGATATTTGGTTTGAGGATACTCTAAAGGCAGGAGATGAAGTTCTTGTAAATTTAGTTGGTGTTTATTGGGTGGTTGTAAGTAAAGTTACTAAAATGCCGTCACAGGCGATAGAGGGGGTATAAAATGGCAGGATTTGATATATTTATGAATCCAGAGCAGCAAGAAACAATTCAGACTGATCTACCTCTCTTCAAAGAAATTTCTATAGATTTTAATACAGGAGAACCTGTTCTAAAGAATAAAGAGTTTATTATTCTTGAGGGAATAGAGGCATTAAAAGTTTGGATATGGAAAGCATTAAAAACAGAAAGAAATAAATATTTAATTTATTCTGACAGCTATGGAAATGATTTGGCAGAAAATATAGGACAGATTTACGATAAAACGACTAAAGATGCTTTAATGATAAATGAAATTAAAGAATGTTTGTTAGTAAATCCTTATATAATAAATGTTTATAACTTTAATATTAAGACAAAAGAAGAGGGTAGACATCCTATTATAAGTTTTAATGTAGATACGATATATGGGACAGCTGAAAGTGAGGTGAATACAAATATATGGAATCTATAAAATTAAATTTACCTGAGGAATATCAGATAAAAAACAATATTCTTAATAATTTGCAATATGATGTAAGTAAAATTGAAGGAAGTTATGCATACGATGGAGCTTCTGCTCATGCTAAAGAATTAAAAAGTATATATAATAAATTAGATGAGTTATTTCCTGAATTGTTTCCTTGGAGTTGTACAAAAGAGCCTTATCTTTCTATGCATTTAAAGACTTTTGGATTGACTAGAAGAGAGGCGGTAAAAGCAAAAGGAAAAGTAACTATTACAGGAAAAATAGGGGCTGTTTTAAATGCGGAAATAGTTGTTATATCTAGACTTGGAATAAAGTATAAAACAACAGAAGGCGGGATTATAAACAGTGATGGAATAGTAGAAGTTGCTGTTGAGTGCTTAGAAACTGGTACGGTTGGAAATTGTGGTATAGGAGATATAACAAGCTTTGAAATAGCTAATACAGATGTTTATACTGTTACGAACAAAGAAAATATTGAGAATGGTGCAGATATTGAAACAGTAGAAATGGCAAAAGAAAGAATGCATGAAAAAGCAAGTATGCCTGCACACTCAGGAAACAAAAATAATTACATACTTTGGGCAAAATCAGTAGGTGGAGTTGGAAAAGTTAAAGTATGGGGAGCTGGAGAAAAAGAAAGTGTAAAAGCTGGACAAGTTGAAATAATGATTTCTGATTATACAAACGGGATAGCATCTTCTGAACTTGTTTCTAATGTGCAAAATTATATAAACACTGTAAAAATAATTAATGCAGATGTAAAAGTTAAATCTTTTAATGCTAAAAATATTAATATTAAAGGACAGATAAAACACTCTCAATCTGTTACACTTGATAAGCTAAAGGAAGAATTTACAAATCTTTTGAAGCAAAAATTAACAGAGGAAAATTTTATAACCGATAATGTTTTGTCTATCTTTAAAGTTTCAAATTTATTATTTCAAATTTCTGGGGTAATAGATTATCAGAACTTCGCTTTAAATGGAACTACAGCCTCTATACAGCTTACTGATGAAGAAGTGGCAGAAATTCAGGAGGTGAACTTTACTGAATGGACATGATAAAAATGATAGGGAAAGCAGCTAGAAATAATTATCTAGTTGCTTTTTTTAATGCTCTTAAATTAGAAAATGAAAATTTAGAAATGACTGTAGATGAATTTATTGAGTATGCAGTTCCTACTGTATTTAATGAGTCTACAATTAAGCTATGGGAAAAATGGCTGAATTTATCTGAGGTAATTGATTGGACTATAGAAGATAGAAAGGACAGAATAATTTACACAATAAACTCAAGTAAAAGTTGTACAGAGCAGTTTTTAAAAGACCAAGCAAATATTTTTACGAACGGCGAAATATCTATAGATCAGCAATTTGCTTTATATAATTTCATAATTCAATTTACAAGCATGATAGGAACTCCTCCAAACATAGAAAATTTTAGAGATATGGTTAATGTAAATAAACCTGCTCATCTGACATATGAAATCAAATATAGATATAGAACTTGGGGAGAATTAAAACCTTATACATGGGAACATTTAAAATCTTACACTTGGGAAGAAGCAAGAAGCAGAGCAGAAATTAAGGAGGTATTATAGATGGCAATACTAACAAACTTTTTAAAACTTTTAAAACCTGAAAAAAACGATTATGTAGATGTAGATAAACATATTTCTGAGAACTACGACAAAATAGATAGTAAAATGCAGGAGCTAGATAAAAAAGCAAGTAAAACAGAGTTAGGAAGAGTTAAAATAGGAGATAATCTTACTATAACAGAAGATGGAGTATTAAGTGGAAATCCTGAATATACACATCCAGTAGGAGCAGGATATAAGCATATTCCTGCTGGAGGAACAACTGGACAAGTTTTAAAAAATAATGGAGACGGT